CGTTTTAGTATATACATAAAACGTTGCAGTTGTTCCTGTACCAGTTGCAATGGTCAGACTTGAAGAGCCTGATGCAGATGTTACTGGAGCAGCAGATGTGTGTAATGCAGATACGATTGTTGCGTTTGTTGCTACAACAGAAACTACTGTTCCTGTGTCAACTGTTGCAATAAAGCGTAGTGCATCTGCAGCATCTACTGTATTATCAGCAGGTACTGGCAATGCAGCGGGTGTAGCAATAGAGGAGTTGGTTGAGTTTGCGGTTCCGTCTAGAGATACAGCGACTGTCATTACAGCAGCACTTGCAGGTGTTGCGATTAATGTGCCCATAGTCATGGCTGCAACCACGGCAAGAGCGATCTTTTTAAATGAATTCATTTTTCTCCTTTTATTATTCATTTGATTTATATTGTTTTTAATCTATCCAAATAGTCTTTTATATCTTCTATTTGACTAGGCTTATATTGTATCACGTTATCAGGAAGCGTGTCAACCTGCTTTGGCCTATCTCTAAAAGTATGAACCTCTACTTCAGAGTCTATATTTTTAGGGGTATGCGATATTGCTCCAAAAATAGCACCACATACAGCATCAGCCAAGTCTTTAGACTTCTTCCTTGGATGATCAACTCTATCATTTTTCATTATTTTTAATTGGGTTAGTTCTTCAAATAAAAGTTCTATTGCTGGCATAGCGAGTCTCTCTTCGTAGACCAACATTGCCATATCCTCATAATGTTTCTTGGCAACAGAAACAGTATCAGTTCTCATTCCTACCTGTTTTAATTCATTTTGAATATCAAACGATTGCCAACGGTCAAATGAAACCATACCAATATCAAACCCTATCCTTCTAAGGTTTTGTATCCATTGTTTTACTTCTGAAAGATTAACTGGTCCTTCTACCTTTGGTTCCCACCATGCTACTGCATCTACAACAACAATTGGAGCAACCTGTTCATAGTTATTAATTACCTGAATGTTTACCCATTTTTCCACATGAGCAATCGCAACTGCACACTTGTCGTGTTTCTGTGCAAGGTCAGCATGGACATAATATTTTTTATTTGGATCTGGTTTAAACGATTCATCAAACCTTTTAAAGGTATCTATTGGATTTCTAAGTGTCATGCATGCTCTTACTTTTTCTACCTGCTTAAAAAATGCATCTGATGCAAAAGTTGGTACGCATGCAAAACGCATCATTGCATCTCCAAGGTCTGTCATAAAAGCAATCTTAAAGTCATCAATTTTTCTTGTTGGATTTACTTCCCATGTGGGTCTTTTTAATGCAAAGACTCCAGGATACTTATATGAAATTATATGATCTTCATCCCACGAAATTTGAAACTTGTTGTCTAAATCTGTTTCTGGAAGTAATGGATTAATTATAAACTCATGTGTTTTTTCAACTGATTCTTTTTCAGCAATCACTGCTTCATACTTTTCTGAAATAAAGTCTCCAGTGTAACGAGGAAATGAAAGTAGAACTACCTTGCCAAGATCTGGGAAGCGTGAGTCAACAGAGCCCCGAAATGCTTTGTATATATTTTCAGCAGTCTTTCCTTGTTCATTTCCTGTACCAACCTCAGATGCAAAGCCAGATATCTCATCAAGAACTGCAAGCAAAAGGTTTAGGCCCTCATGCGATTCTCTTTCTGAGTGTCCAGAGTAGACAGTAATTGATTTATTAAATCCTATAGAGTCTACCTTTGCTTCATACTTACCTGCAAACCAAGGGGACTTTTCAATCTTTGTTTTAAAACCTTTAAAAAAAACATTCTTTGCCTGCTGTGCGTTAATAGCAACGTTAATTAAATCTATTGCATCTCCAGTTGGTTTTCCAAAATATCTGGCAGGATCCTTAAGGCATAATAACTTATACACAATGTAAGCACAAGCAACAGTAGAAGTAAAATCTTTTCCACTACCCTTGCCAAGTTGCAGGATAATTTCATTCTTAGTATACTTTTCAAAATATCTAGCACCTTCTTCGTCACCCATGATTTGTTGTAAGTCTTCTTTACGATATATCTGACTCATAGCCTGAACGATATCGTATTGAATATCAGATAATGCTGGTTGACCTAAATAGTCTGGTGACTCAACAAATGTTTTTGCGTCTACTGGGGTTTCTTCAAAATGGTTGTCAGCAAGGGCTTCAAGAAAATCATTGAACGTCGTGGACAATTGTAATCACTTCATCTTTCTTTGCAATATCAGAAAGCCTACGCATTATTTCATCTCGTACTTGTGGATACTCAGATGCTATATCACGCAAGATTTCCATCAAAATTTCTTGCCTTCTTTCAATTTGAACCATCTCTTCTGCAAGTTCTTTGTTTTCTAATAGACCAGCCTTTTGTAGCATGTCAATTCTTTTAGACTCAATATCCATCACAAGTTTGATGGCAGCAGTTTTTGCACTAAGATTATTAGTCATTGATGCTTCATCAATAATTTCATATGTGCGTGACACCAACTTGCTATAGTGTGTGTCAGCAGCAGCAAGTGCTTCTTTTGCACGAGCACGAATAGCATCATTAGCAGATGCCATGACCTTCCACTCATTGATAAGTGTTACTACTTTTTGTCTTGGTATAGCAAGTTGTTTTGAAATTACCGTAGGGTCATTACCCTTTAGGTATTCTTCTACTACTTGATTTACTTGATCAAGATGTTTAACTAAATCATCTTCAGTTGACATTCTTTAATTCCCTTGCTATTTTTAATAATATTAAATAGCCGATAAGATCGTCTAGATCGTTGTCTCCAATAAAAGATCCACCTCTAGTTATTCGTGATAACTTATCGTCAATACGAACATGTAGTTGCTCAACACTGTCTGATGTAGCAAAAACTCTAACTGGATTAAGAGCAGAGTCGCCATAAGATTTATTTTTTGCAATCAGCATCTCTTTGATTTCATCACAAACTTGAGCAATAGTAAACTGTGTCTCAGAACTCATCTTCATTCTCCTCATCACCTAAATCAAAAATGTCTGGAAAGTTTTTAAAGGAATTAATAACATAGGCTATGCCTACTGAACTAGCCACGGTAATGGCTAAAATAATCTTTTTTGTTTTACTCATCGTTTAGACTTCCTTAATCCGAATTTAGCAAGGTAAACATAAATAGTCTCCACGCTTACCCCACACTCCTTTGCAATCTCTTCTGGAGTTTTTTTATCCATAACATAACGCTTACGCATAAAAATCTCGCTTGTATATAGTTTAGCAGCCATAGTATTATCTGTCAACTCCTGGGATTTTCCAGTCTAAATCTTCTCTTTTTACTGGTGGCTTATCCTTATTAAGGACATGATGTTGATACCTATCAATCTTGTCGTAATCTGGATTGTACCTTGTCATCCCTAAAGGAATGCCACTTCTTCTGCAGTATTCTTGGGTAACTTCTAAAGGAATATCTCCGTAGACTCCAGTCAATCTTCCAGAAAAAAGCAAATTAAGTTTTAACATTGCCTTTCTTGAGTGCTCCCAATGATCTTTTTTCTTTTCATCTGCCCACGGCCTAGCAGTGTCATATCTGCTTAATTTTTCTCCTGGATATTTTCTTGAAAGATGATGATATGAAAAAATTTTTGATGTTGCAAACATTCTCCAACCTCTGCCCCAAGACTGCAAAGACACATAAGGCTCTTCTCCGTTAAAATTCATTTCTGGATCTAATGGAACTTCATCAATATATGATTTTTCTGCAAAGCACCATGTAAAATGTACCCAATAGTTTTCATGAACATCGTCGTCTTCAGGTGGGACACTTCCAATTGGAAACCAATATCCTGGAACAAAGTCTGCAGGCTCTCTTTTTATTGGATCCCATCCAGCAATAGAAGGATGATACAAGTTAGTCTTTACGTTATTCTTATATTTGATAGACCAGTCATCGTTGTATTCAAAATCTGGCGGACAGAGAGTTAGAATGGCTTTTCCAGTTTCAGATTTTGCTTTTGCTTTTGCATATTCCTGTAGGCATGTTACATCCCAGTCTTGTTCAAACCTTGTATGTCCACAAATATAAAGAACATAATCAAACTCAACTGGAATATCTTTTGTTGTTAAATCTCTTGCCCATAATATTCCCCTATACTTTGAGAGGTCAAACTTTCTATATAGCATCTGTTCTTCTGGTATAAAACTTAAATCAGAATAAAACTCTGGAAAATGCTCTTCAACTATAGAAAAGAAAAGGTTGTTACTATCTTTTGCTTTAGAGTAACAGTCAAGAACTGTGCCCAAAAGATCCCCCTCTTTATACGATATTATAGATACTAATATTTTCATATACCGTTTTCCTCCATATATTTTAATCGCTCTGTGTATGATTCAAGCGCAGGTCCACCTTCATTTTCCATAGAACTTATATCATAGTTAAACCTATTAGAATCCTCTAAGGTCCACTTATCTTGATTTTCTACATCCCATTTATATTCATTAATAACTCTATCAATGACAAAATCTTTCTTTAAGGTAAACGAAGGCTCATAAATACGAACTCGATTGTTGGGCTGTATGGCATAGTTGCCATCGTCTCTTTGGATAACGTGACCACACTTATGCTCTGATGGGCTCTCTGAGTAACCATCATCCATCACATTGGTATCAGGGTTATGCCAATCAAGGGTAAACAAATATGTTCCTTTGTGCTTAGTCTTTGTTCTGTCAATGTAAGACATTCTTAAATTTGTTAGATTCTCAAATTTTGTTACGGATATATGATGACTAAAACAG